CGGCGCAAGATCTACATGGTCTCCACGCCCACGCTGAAGGGTCATTCCCGCATCGAGGCCGCCTTCGAGCACAGCGACCAACGCTTCTATCACGTCCCCTGCCTGCATTGCGGCGACATGGCCCCGATCACCTGGGCGCGCATCCGCTGGCCCGAGGGGCGGCGCGACCAGGCGCATCTGGTCTGCGAGGACTGCGGCGGCATCCACCACGAGTACGAGAAGCCCCGCCTGCTGGCCGCAGGGGAATGGCGCGCAACCGCCGAGGGCGATGGCCGCACGGCGGGCTTCCACCTCTCCGCGCTCTATTCCCCCTGGGAGACATGGGCCGAGATCGCCGCCGAGCACGGCCGCGTCCGCAAGGATCCACCCCGCCTGCAGGTCTGGGTCAACACCAAGCTGGGCGAGTCCTGGGAGGACCAGGCGGGCGACACCGTTCCCGCCGACCCGCTGATGGCCCGGCGCGAGGACTGGGGCGACGCGCTGCCCGCCACCGTGGCCGTGCTGACCGCGGGCGTCGACGTGCAGGGCGACCGGATCGAGGTGCAGATCCTTGGCTGGGGCCGCGACGAGGAGGCGTGGGTGATCGACTACCGCGTGCTCTGGGGCGACCCGTCCGGGCCGCGGCTCTGGGCCGATCTCGACATGGTGCTGCAGGCGACCTTTCCGCATCCCGCGGGGCTCGACCTGCCGGTGCGCGCCGCCGCCATCGACACCGGCGGCCACCACACCAAGATGGCCTACGAGTTCTGCCCCACCCGTCTCGCCCGCCGCATCTGGGCGATCAAGGGCCGCGGCGGGCCCGGCATCCCGGTCTGGCCGCGCCGCCCGACGCGCACGAACAAGGGCAAGATCTCGCTCTTCATCGTCGGCGTGGACGCGGTGAAGGACGCGGTCTACGCCCGCCTGCGCCTCACCGAGCCCGGCCCGGGCTCGATCCACTTCCCCCGCCGCCTCGACGCCGACTATTTCCGCCAGCTGACGGCCGAACGCGTCGTCACCCGCTTTGATCGCGGCCGTCCAATCCGCTCCTGACAACCCAAACGCGACGGCGAGCGCAACGAGGCCCTCGACACCTTCGTCTACGCTCACGCCGCCCTGCATGGCCTGATCAGCATGGGGCTCAGGCTGAACGAGGAGGTGGAGGGGGTGGCAACAGTGCCAGTGCGCCCTGGCACCAAGGCCGCGGGGGTGATCCGATCCCCTTGGCTGTCATGACGTTGCGCGGTTGGAGGACTTCTCTGAAAACCCTTGCACGCACGAAACTTGCTTGTCGATATCATGAGTATGCCGGGATGCAGATTCAAAAAAGAATATGGAAGAACAGAGGGGCGTAGGCGCTTACCGATGTGGACCTTGGAAGCGCTTGGATGTAACGTGAACGAGAACAATAACAGAACGAGGCGAGCCAGTGACAGAGGCGGTTAGGTTCACAAAACGCTATGGCGACGTTGACGAGGCCAAGTCGGACGGCGTGACCTACACCCCTCGGGCACTTGCCGATTTCGTCGCTGGCCGCATTGCGGCAACCGCCAACCTACCATCGGCGCGGGCTGCCCGGGTTCTGGACCCTGCGGTTGGCCACGGCGAATTACTCGTCGCCCTTTTGGACCAAATTGATGGGCCAGTTGAAGTCTATGGCTTTGAGACCGACCCCCTGTCGCTGGCAGAAGCGCGCGAGCGCCTGTCGCGCGAACACCCGCAGGCCGTTCTCAACCTCCGCCTCGGGAGCTTCCTAGACCATGTCCTTGACGACTTCGCGGGCGGTCTGTTCGGCACGGCAGAGTGCTATGATCTCATCATCGCCAATCCGCCCTATGTGCGCACACAGATCATCGGGGCTGACCGTGCCCGCCAACTTGCACAACAATTCGGGCTGGCTGGGCGCGTTGACCTGTACCACGCTTTCCTGTTGGGGATGACAACGGTTTTGGCGCCAGATGGTGCCGCCGGCTTCATCGTCTCAAACCGCTTCATGACGACCAAGGGCGGCGCATCCGCCCGTGCCGGGATGACGACCGGCCTCCGGCTGCGCGAAGTCTATGACTTGGGCGATACAAAACTGTTCGATGCTGCAGTGCTACCCGCCGTGCTGATCGCACGGGGCACTGCGGCGGAGCCCGCGACACCGTCTTTCTTCACGATCTACCAGACGAAGGACGAACCCGAGCACACAGCCGCCGACCCGATTGAAGCCCTAGAAAAACATGGCGCGGTGGCTATTCCCGATGGCCGGACCTTCCTTGTTCAGCATGGAACGCTAGACACGGGCGGGGATCCCGCTGGGGTTTGGCGGCTGGCATCGGCCGACGTCGAAAGCTGGCTGGCAACCGTCGAGCAGCATACTTGGGGAACGTTTCGTGACATTGGCAAGATCAGGGTCGGGATCAAGACATGCGCCGATAAGGTCTTCCTGCCAAAGGTATGGGACCGGGAGTTAGAGCTGCACCGCCCACTGACCACGCACCACATCGCCCGACGGTTCCGGCCCGAGCCGCACAACCGAAAGGTCCTGTACCCACACCAGGTGGTTGACGGCAAGAAACGGGCTGTGGACCTGTCGAGGTACCCGGCCAGCCGCGCCTACCTTGAGCAACACCGGCAGACGCTAGAGGACCGCAGTTACGTTATTGAGGCTGGGCGGAAGTGGTATGAAATCTGGGTCCCGCAAAACCCGGCGGATTGGCCCGGGCCGAAGCTCGTGTTCAGAGACATTTCCGAGCAACCGACTTTCTGGATGGACCTAGAGGGGACGGTTGTAAATGGCGACTGCTATTGGCTGACTGGTGATGAGAACCTATTGTGGCTCGCTGTGGGCGTGGCCAACTCCACCTTTATCGAGCGCTTTTACGACCTTCGATTCAACAATAAGCTCTATGCAGGGCGGCGGCGGTTCATCACCCAGTATGTTGAGCAGTTCCCTCTCCCCGACCCCGAAAGCAGCGTCGCACGGGAGATTGTGGCCGCCTGCCGTGATCTTTACGCCCGGCTGGCCAACGGCCCCGACCCGGACCTTGAGCAGCGGATTGATCGGATGGTGTGGGCCGCGTTTGGCCTACCTGTCGAAGAAGTCTGACGGCAGCGGTATCTGGAGCTTCTTGTTGAGGACCTTCCCGCCAAACTGCGGGAAGCGCGAGAAGAAGCTCGCTCCTGTCGTCAGGTACAGATGGGTCAGCGTTACCTCAGCCCCGTCCGTCTGGGCATAGAACAGAGCATAGCGCACGTCGCAGTGTCGCACCTGCGTTCCAGCGATCTGGGGCACGTCCAACGGCTCATCGCTTGCCGGCCTAACCAACCCGAGGTCGATGGTCGGCGATGTCTGAAGCTTGACCTCCAGCACCTGGTTCCGAACATCGGGGAAACGCCCATCGTCGCGGTAGTCAGCATAGCCCAGAAGTTCGCACACGATGCGGTGCAGCGCGGCACCCCTGTTGCGCTCCTGGTCCCAGCCGGCATCAGGGAAGGACCTGCCAACTGCTCCGCGCAGCCGCTCGAAAACTTCGCCAATAGGAAGGAGAAGGCCGTGCGCCGGGTGGTCTATCGGGCTGACAGTCTGGGCTAGGTTCGCACCGGCCCGGGTGTGGGGCAGAAGGGCATCGGTGTCGGTCGGAGATACCAGCTCCACAGATGCTGACCCCGGAATCAGCCGTGCCTGATATTTTTGCGTCAAGGTGCCGGTTGTATCAAGCTGAGCGAGTTCTTCGCCGTTCACGACCTTGACCCGCGCAATCTGGTCAGCCTCATCGACCCGCAGGATCACGTACCGCCGAGAGGGCGAAAGCTCTTCGTTCCACACCTGTAGGTTGTTCGACTTCTGGGCGTAGGTATCGAACATTTGGCCGACAAAGCGGGGCTGTGTTTTCTTGAAGCTTGGGGGTACGGGGTAGCCCAGTGCGCGGCACACATTTTCCTTTACGACTTTGGATCGTGTCCGAAGCGCCAGACCGGCAAGGCTGATGCCGCGCAGTCTCTCGTCGAGCAGAGCCTCGAGTTCGGGTGTTGGAACCCATAGCACTGGGTCACCAATCTCAATCGGATCGTAGATCGTGAGGCCGCTTGCCGCGATAGCTTCTGCGTAGTTCCTGCCCATTCCGCCTCGACATTCTCAACTTATTGAGAAGCCTAGCAGTTGGGTCCATGATCGCCTAGTGGCCTCGTTTCCGACCACACACCGACATTGCAAATCATTCCCAATAGCTTGAGGGTCCGTTTCGGGCGATTCTGTCGCCCATGCGGACCTTCCTCCATCGCCTTCTCGGCCTCGCGCGCGATCGCGGCTTCGACGCTGCGGGTGGCGGGCGGCGTTGGGAAGGAGCGCGGACGGTCGATGGGCTGAACGCCGCGATCCTGGCGGGCGCGACCACGGCGGCGCGGCGGGCCGGGTGGTATGCGCGGAACAACCCGTGGGTCGCGGCGGCGGTGGACAGCCTGGTCGGCAATGTCGTCGGCGCCGGGATCAAGCCGCAGTCCACCCACCCCGACCGGGCCGTGCGCGAGCGCCTCCAGGCGCTCTGGCTGCGCTGGACGGATCACGCCGCCCCGGACGGGCTGGCCGACTTCTACGGGCTGCAGGCCATGGCCGTGCGCGCGATGGTCGAGAGCGGGGAGAGCTTCGCCCGGCTGCGCGTGGCCAGCGACGCCACCGGCATCCCCCTCCACCTCGAGCTTCTGGATCGCGAGCAGGTTCCCATGGACCTGCATCGCGAGATCGGCGGCGGGGCGCGGATTCGCGCCGGCATCGAGTTCGACTCTGCCGGTCGCCGGGTCGCCTACCGGGTCTTGTCCTCCCGCCCCGGCGATCCGCTGGGGTCTCTCCGCATGGACCCGCTCCGCGTCCCCGCCGCCGATTGCCTGCACCTGTTCAAGCCGCTCGCGGCGGGCCAGCTGCGCGGGATCACCTGGCTCGCGCCGGTGCTCCTGCGGCTGCACGAGCTCGACCAGTTCGAGGATGCCGCACTGGTGAAGGCCAAGGTCGCGGCGCTGTTCACCGGCTTCATCACAGATCCGGACGGCACGGCGGGCGGACTCTCGGGCACCAATACCGGCGGCGCGCTGACCGTGGGCATGGAGCCCGGCAGCCTGATCCCGCTCCCGCCCGGCACCGACATCCGTTTCTCGAACCCGACCGAGCACGACGCCTACGCGCCCTTCGTGAAGAACCACCTGCGCGCCGTCGCGGCGGGGCTTGGGCTGCCCTACGAGCTGGTCTCGGGCGACCTGGAGGGTGTGACCTATTCCTCGATCCGCGCCGGGCTCATCGAGTTCCGCCGCCGGGTCGAGCAGCTTCAGCACAACGTGGTGGTGCACCTGTTCTGCCGCCCGGTCTGGGAGCGGTTCGTGCGCCTCGCGGTGCTGACCGGCGACCTGCCCGCGCGCGACTTCGACCGGAACCCGGACGCCTACCTCGGCTGCGAATGGCTGCCGCCGAAGTTCGACTACGTCGATCCGATGAAGGACGTGCAGGCCGAGATCATGGCGATCGGCGCGGGGCTCAAGAGCCGGTCCCAGGCGATCTCCGAGCGCGGCTATGACGCCGAGCAGGTGGACGCCGAGATTGCGGCCGACCGGGCGCGCGCAGACGGGCTAGGGCTCAGCTTCGCTCAGACTGCGCCGCAACAGAAGGAGGAGGCCGATGGCTGATACCATGGAGCTGCTCACCCGCCGCGCGATGCTCGCGCCCGCCACGGCCGATCCGGAGGCCCGCACGGTCGAGGTGGTCTGGTCCACCGGCGCACCGGTGCGCCGTCGCGACATGGCGGGTCCATACATCGAACGACTCAGCCTCGCGCCCGAGGCCGTCGACCTGTCGCGCCTCGAAGGCGCCAGCGTGCTGGACGCGCATCGCCAGACCGCCGTGCGCGATGTGCTCGGCTCCGTCCGCAGCGCCGCCGTCGACGGCAAGCGCGGCACGGCGTTGATCCAGTTCTCGTCCAGGCCCGAGGTTGAGCCGGTCTGGCAGGACGTGCTGGCAGGCATCCTGCGCCACGTCTCGGTCGGCTACTCCGTCGAGGATTGGGCCGAGACCGCCGAGAACGGCGCGCGCGTGCTGACCGCCGTGCGCTGGACACCTCACGAGATTTCCCTGGTGCCGACGCCCGCCGACCCCGGCGCCCACATTCGCATGGAGACAGAGATGACCGAGACGACCGCCACCGCGGCCCCACCCGAGGCACAGAAAGAGACCCGCGCCGAGGTGAACGCGGAGATCCGATCCATCGCTCGCATCGCCGGGCTGGACCAGTCCTGGATCGACGGCCAGATCGACGGAGGCGCGGACCCCGACACCGCCCGCCGCGCGGCCTTCGAGGCGCTTGCGAAGCGCAGCGCACCGTCGATCCGCACCGAGCAGGTCCGCGTCGAGATGGGCGAGAGCCAGGACGACCCGGCCTTCCGCGCGCGGCAGATGGGCGAGGCGCTCTACGCCCGGATCAACCCGCGCCACGAATTGAGTGAACCGGCGCGGCGCTACGCCTATTCCACGCCGGTGGACATGGCGAAGGAGCTGCTGACGCTCCGCGGCGAGTCCACCATGGCGCTGTCGCCCGCGAGCCTCGTGACGCGCGCGCTGCACACCACCTCCGACTTCCCCATCATCCTCGGGGACACGGTGGGTCGTGTGCTGCGCGACGCCTACCAGGCCGCGCCTTCGGGCATCCGCCGCCTCGGCCGCCAGACCACGGCGCGGGACTTCCGCGCGGTGAACAAGATCATGCTGGGCGAGGCGCCGCTGCTGGAGAAGCTGAACGAGCACGGCGAGATCAAGGCCGGCACGATGGCCGAGGCGCGCGAGGCCTACAAGGTCGAGACCTGGGCGCGGAAGATCGGGATCACCCGGCAGGTGCTGGTGAACGATGACCTCGGCGCCTTCGCAGACCTCGCTCGCCGCATGGGCCAGGCCGCGGCCGAAACCGAGGCGCGGATCCTCGTCGCCCTTCTCGAGGCGGGCAGCGGAAACGGGCCCACGATGTCCGACGGCAAGACGCTGTTCCATGCCGATCACGGCAACAAGGCGGGCACCGGGGCGGCGATCTCCGATGCCACTCTGTCTGCCGCCCGGCTGGCGCTCAGGACGCAGAAGGGCATCGAGGACCGCACCATCCGCGTGACGCCGCGCAACCTGCTTGTCCCGCCCGCGCTGGAGACCACGGCCGAGAAGTGGCTGGCCAGCATCGCCCCGGCGACCGCGGCCGACGTGAACCCCTTCTCCGGGTCGCTCTCGCTGGTGGTCGAGCCGCGACTGTCCAGCGCCACCCGCTGGTACGTCACCGCCGAGCCCGGCGAGATCGACGGCTTGGAGTTCGCCTATCTCTCGGGCGCGGAGGGCCCGCAGGTCGAGAGCCGCTCGGGCTGGGACGTGGATGGCGTGGAGATCCGGGTGATCCTCGATTTCGGGGCGGGCTTCATCGACCATCGGGGCTGGTTCATGAACGCCGGGGCATGAGAATGGCCGACCTCGCCCAGCTCACCGCCTGGCGGGACGCCCTGATGGCCGCGCGCTACCGGGGCGTCCGCACCGTCGAATACGACGGCAAGCGCGTCACCTACGCGAGCGACGGCGAAATGGCAGCGGCGCTCGCGGACCTCAACCGGCTGATCACCGGGACCACGGCGCGCATCGCCGTGGTCCGCATCCAATCCTCGAAAGGGCTCTGACCATGCGCAACTACCTCCAGAACGCCGCGGGGAACGGCGTGACCAGCGTCGCGGTGCAGCTCGACGGGGTCGCGACAGCGGCGGCGTGACCTGCAGAAGACAGGTTCTTGCTGTGTTCCGGAGTGTGGATACACTGGTGCAATGGTGAGGAAACCCCAGCGCATTGTAGAAGCAGCGATTGTCGAGCGGATCGGTGCCATCACGGCAAACGATTTGCTCGCAATGCCTGGCGACAGCTGGGGTATAATCCGCGACCGGATCACGGACAGGCGAAACGGCAGAGACGGCCTCGGTGCCCGCTGCATGGCGTGCGACGGCGAGGTCTATATCCGAACGGCCCGGATTCGTGGCGTCAGCCGTCCTCTATTCGCGCATTACGCTGGTAGCGACCCCAGTTGCCCGTGGTATCAGGGACGCAACATTGCACCCGACTATGCGCGCGCGGCTCAATACCAGGGTCGGCAGGAGTCGGATTTTCATCGCCTGATGTGCGAGCAGGTCGCCCAACTGGTTGCCCTGGATGAGCGATACATCAGGCATACGGTCGCTGAGTATCTCCCGCCGACAGAGAACGGGCACGGCCGATTCCCCGATGTCTATGTGGAATGGGATGGCTTCGGTTCGTTCGCCGTCGAATTCCAGATGTCGGGCACTTTCCAGACGGAGATATCGGCTCGGTGCAAGCACTATGAGCGCGAGGGCATTCCATTGCTGTGGATCCTGTTCGGCATCGACACGGCGCGCATGGTGCCGCAGAGCTTTCGGGACGTCATCCGCCGCCACAGAGGTAACGCCTTCGTCCTCGATCCAGCAGCGCTGATCGCTTCGCGAGAGCAGAAGACCTTGGTCCTGTCGTGTTACCTGACCGACGGCCACGGCTTCGACGGACCGAGGCTCGTTCGCTTTGACGAGTTGAACGTTCCGCGCTCGAAGCTGCCCTATCATGAGGATCGGCTCGTCGCTCCGCGCCTCCGCGACATCGAGCAACGTCGCATACCGTGGTTCCGTGCCCTCAACGAGTGGGAGCGTCACCAGTCACTTTGCTCGCTGGATCGGGAGGCAAGCGTCCTAGTTGCTGCCGCGTTCTCGATTGTCGCAGCAGCAAATGGCCGTGAACGCAACTATCTGAAAACAAAACAGAACTTGATCGCGATGCTCAACAGCCAATTGGACGAAGGGCCGAACAGGGACAGAGGCGTGATTTCTTGCTACGCGCGCCTCCTGACGCAGTTGATTGAAAATTCTGCCCAGAGCGCGCTGCTAAGTTCCAAAGTCGGCGAGCACCTTCGGCGGGCAACTGCCATACAAGCTGACGAATCGTCGTCCGAATGGCAGCTGTTGCGCCACTTGCTCCCCGAAGCGCTCGATCCAGTGCTCCGTGAGGAACTGGCCTACCTTGATGCATTGCCGGATTGGGCCCGGCCTGCGATTCAAGACTGAGCGTGTTCGCCCTCGCGAAAGATGCCATCCGTGATCCGCTTCAGCAGCGCGGCGTGGTCTGCGAGGGCCGTGACGTGGCCCCAGTGCACATCCTCGGGACTAGCGAAGAAGTGGTCGTCGCCGGCGGCGCGGATTCTGTCGAGG